CCTTGTGGAGATGTTTGTTGAAACTCTTGTAGCTTCTGTTGCAGTATAGTACCTTGTGGAGCTTGGGGACGAGGCGCTCTAGCTTGTTGTTGGTACTGTGCTGCCATAGCTAAAGCCATTGCTTCAGGACTATTAGGGTTCTGTTGTACTTGTTGAGATACTACTTGCATCTGTTGTGGGGTGGCGTATTTCAGCATATCAAAAGCTTGATTAATTTGCTGGGTGTAGTTTTGGTTGGTCACTGGGGCCGCCATTATTTTTTACCTCTGTTGCTTACTTTACCATTCTTAATTAACCCACCACGAGCCCATGCTTTGGCGGGCATTGCAGTTCCTGTAGTTGTTGCGGTACCTCCTTGTACATTCTGACCTCCCAAGGTATTAACTACCCCTGCATTAATAGAAGTAGGAGCATTGAGCCAAGTAGCGGCGTTACCTGATTGTGCATCAAGGACACTTTGAGCTAGGTTTTGTCCTGCATTAGCTGCTTGTCCTTGAGCCCCTAAGGTAGCTAAGTCAGCCGCATTTTGAGCAGAGCCTGTACTTGTTAATCCTGAAGCAATTTGCCCCATATTTTGAAGAGCCCCTATACCCTGTTGATTAGCAGTTAGCCCCGCTTGTTGATTACCTTGACCCGCGGTTAATTGGTTTTGCACATAGGCGTTGTTAGCAGTGTTTGCCGCTTGTTGATTAGCTAAGTTAGCTGTATTCTGGGCACTAGCTCCAAACTGAGACGCTTGGTTTGCCGCTTGTTGATTAGCTAAGTTAGTCTGTTGTTGATTAGTCGTGTTCATTTGCCCAACATTAAAGTCCATACCTTGGTTTGCTTGTTGAGCTTGCATCTGCTGTTGAACAAAATTGTTGTTAGATAAGTTTTGAGCAGAGGAGTTGAACTGCAATGCCGCATTTTGAGCTACTTGATTTTGCTGAGCCGCTGTTAACTGACCCCCGTAATTGTTTTTAGCTGCATCAAGGGCTTGTTGAACATATTGAGACCGTTGTTGATTAACTGCAGTTTGATTTTGTTGAGCTGTTTGTTGTGCAGCGGTTAAATTAGCTTGTCCTGCTTGTAATTTTAAGCCTTGTTCTGCAGAAAATTGACCCATACCTGATTGGTACGCTTGTTGTAGTCCTTGAGCTTCAATGTCAGCTAGTTTAGTTGCTTGATTACGTGCAGCTTCAGACCTTTCAATAGCTTGACGAGACCCACCAAAAGCACCTGCGGCTGTGGCTTGTTTGTTTAAGTCTTGTAGTTGTTTAGCGTAGTCCCTATTAGATTCCCTTTTTTGTATATCCACTACGTTCTGCATGTAAGGAGACATATAGGCTTCTGATGTACCTTGGCCTATCCAAGACTGTGGGCCTTCCATTTGGTTTAAATCAGCTAAAGCCGCTTGATATTCTTGTGCGTTTATATCAGAAGGCGCCGCCATCATATCAGCTTTGTATTTATCTACACTGGCTTGTTTAGCGGCTATGTCACGTACACTACCCCTATTTAGTTGAGCAGCGTTGGCGTTAGCGGCTGTATACCCTTTACTAGCAGCATTAGCCACATCGGCTTTCTTAGCACTGACATTGGTGGGTTTATATTTTGCAGCTGCTTCTAACCCTGCTGCAGACTTACCATACATATCGGTAGCTGCAGCAAATTGTTCTGGGGTTTTTAAATTAGCCGCTTTATCTAACACCGCTAGTACAGCAGGATCAGTAGATTTAAGTGTTTTAGGATCGACATTAGCAATTTTCTTCATGGTGTCCATTAGACCATAAGGTGCTTTTCCTGTGGTTTGTTCAATACCTGTGGCTTTAGTGAACGCAGCGTTAGCAGCATCTTTTTCGGCTTTAGTAGCCCCTTGTTTAATATTAGCTGTGGGGTTTCCTGATGCATCTAGTTTAATAGTTCCCGCCTTTATCTGACTCTTGTAGGTATTAAAGTTAGATAGCATGGTGTTTTGTGCGGGTGATATGTTACCTCCTGCATCTACTATCTTTTGATAAGTGGCTGCTTTCTTCTCTGGTGGCGCTGCTTTCCATGCGGCTATTTCTGGACCATTATACTGCTGCATTAGTGCAGCAGGAGTTGTATTAAGTTGGGTTGAGTACCGTTTTAAATCAGCAAGGTCTGTATCACTTAGTTGGCGCCCAACTAGGTCCATAACTGTTTGTTGAACAGGGTCTATTGCTCCTCCACTAGCATACCCCCTAAGGCTCATTATGCCTCCTTGAGCGGCACTTTGCTCAATAGGGGCAGCAACATTAGGATTAGCAGTTGGAGTGTATTGCCCTGTAGCTGGGTCTAACTTATTAATATAACTAGAAGTACTTCCGGGAACGTCAGGGTTCCATGTACCTAAAGAAGCTTGTGCTGCTGGAGTAAGACCTGTTTTATTAATGGCGTTCCATTGTTCCATTTGCTCTCTACTAGCATTTAACATACTAGTTGCAGGACCCGGTTGGTCTTTAGTACCTAACATAAGAGCTTGGTAGACAGGGTTTTGCCATGGAGACTGATTAACCGTAGAAGTGGTTGTAGTGTTTGAAGGCACTGGTGGTGCACCGCCATAGAACCTAGGGCAGATGTAGGTAAAGAATACTTTGTGAAGACTACTTGGTTTGAATATCATAGGGATTTACCTGTAATTATATATTTTTGCTTCATGCCATATCGAGACCATAGCTTAACTATAGATTCACGACCTGCACCTTCTAAATAAGTAGCACCGTTTGACCGGAGTATGTCTTCAAATTGAGCCCATGTGGACCTGTTAGATACTAGTTTACCACCAATAGCCACTACAAATCCAACTCTCTCAGAGGGTCTATTAAAATAAGACACAACTAAGGCTCCTTGTATAGTATTTTCGTCATCAACAGCAACTATAAGATGCCACGACCCTTGTGTTACCATCACTCTTACCTCTTCGGCATTGTAGTCCCCAGAGGAGTATTCAAGAGCTGATTCTATAAAATGTTCAACGTGATCCCATATCTGGTTCACATATTCGATAGGTACTTGTTGGACTTTAAGAGACATGCTTTATAGCCGCTCCCATGCCTTGACGACCAACAGCTTCTTTACGCACTGCAACCATAAGCTGCCTTAGATATTCAGCACCTGCTTTAGATGAACCATTACCCAGAGCACTAACCACATCAGCAGGGATAATATAGGCACCATCACCAAGAGGAATTTGACCCCCATGTGCCAGAGCTGTAATACCACCAGTAGCTCTACCTATACTTCCAAGACCCCCTAATGGGCCTGTACCATCTGACAACCCCGCTGCTCTTACTCCGGCTAATCCAGAACCACCTTGATTAGCAAAATCCAAACCTCGTGCTTTATCTTCACTTGCGGCTTTAGCTGCAGCATCTTGGGCGTCTATTATACTTTTACCTGCATACTCAGTACCAGCAACTCCTGCTAGTCCTGTAAGACCCGTACTTAATTGACCGCTTGTAACGGGAGCACCTGCACTAGATATTCCTTGAGCTAAGTCACCTAGAGCCCCTGAGGGTTGTACAGATGTAACGCCAGTACCTATGGTTTCTCCCGCCGTACCTGCAGATGCAGTACCTACAGGGTCAGCAGATACAGGAGTACCTCCAGCAGCAGAAGCTAAATCCCCTGTTGCTGGAGCAGGGCCTATAGCCCCCATAGTACCGCCAGCAACGGCTCCTGTGGCACCACCCATTAAAGCGCCTTTACCTACATCTTGCCCACCAACAGCAGAACCTGCAGCACCACCAGCGGCCCCAGCGGTTCCTCCAATTATAGCTCCTGTAGCTACAGGACCTACTGCAGAGGTAAGAGGTGCGGCAACTGCGGAACCTAGCCCCGGAGCTACCCCACCAGTTACTGCCCCAGAAACTGCCCCCATAAGGGCGCCTTTACCTACGTCTTGTCCTTGAGCCGCTGACGAAATAGCCCCTACTCCCGCACCTGCTGCTGTTCCCACTGTTACTCCTCCAAGTATAGCCGCTGATGTACCTGCTAAAAGACCACCAGAAAGTGTCGCTCCTACTGTTGTTAACGCCGCTATAAGACTCATTGTGCTGCTCCTATTTTTAATTGGTTGTCCAAATATTCCGTCATAGTATTAAACGACAGTAGCTCAACAACATTATCATCATCTTGCTCTTCACAATGGTGGATAGTAGCAAATTCTACTTCTTCGTGCACATATACTACACGGTGCGTTCCAGCAGGTGTTATAAACATATCAGGGGCTATAACTTCTTGAGACTCACCTTCAGCATTTAGCATGGTAATATGCCCTCTAAAAGCCACAGATATATGATCTGTTTTATGCACTCTGGTAGTAAACAAACAACCCGCTGGGACAATAATTCTACGCCCATATAAATTTTTGGTATGGTAATGAGTCAAAGGCGTCTCTGCAGAACCTAATTCTCCGCTGTCCACTCCAGCTTGTATGCGTACAGCAAGCTCATCAATAGAGTTTATAGTGCCTTGAGTCTGGAGGGAGTTCACGCTTTCTTACCTTTTACCGCTCTAGCTAACATCTTTTCAGCAGCCAACTTACCTGCATCTTGTTTAATCTGCTCTTTCTTACCATGAGCCGCTTGTCTTACTATAGGCAGTAGATTATCTAATAACTTGGCACCTTCTTCAGGATCACCAAAGCCTAACATACGCACTAGATCAGGCGGTACCACAAACTCTCCATCAGCCAATCTGATTTCTTCTTCCCCATCTATATTAGCAGCGATGTCATCAGACATTCCATCACCGGGGCCGTCTAAAAAACCGCCATCCTTATAGTAATCTAGTACTTCATGACGTTGTGGAGTAGCCGCAGCATAGGGTTGGGCACTATGTATTTGAGACTGGGGGTAGGTGTTATTTGGGTTTACAGGTTGAGTATTGATATACCCCCCATGTGCCAGCCCTAGTTCATTTTTAATTTCGTTTTGTTCATAAGGTATATCTACTTTCTCCATTACACCAACGTACTTAGGAGGTAAAACAGCCGATACTTGAGTTCCACCAATAGGCAGTTGTACTGTCATAGCACCACCAGCAGCAGCCCCTCTAGGGTTAATGATGTTCTGTATATAGTCTCGTTGTGCAGCGTTATTAGGGTTATTAAGTGAAGCTAGTGGAGGTAACTCATAGCCTAAGCTTGCAAAGTACTGTTGTTGATCTAAGGCATTGGCGTCAGCTAAGGCTTGTTGTTGTTTAGCTAGTTCTCTCTCCGCATTACCTTGCTGTATCATATCAGTAGCCGCAGTACCTAATGCAGTACCTGCACCTACAGGGTAGAGTAAAGACTCCATACCTGCTTTAGACCCCATAGCGGAGGCTTGTTGATTGAGTGCGGGACCTATATTTTGACTAAAAGAAGTGAGCTGTGGGTTTACTGGGTCTGCGGACATTGCTTGCGCGGTAGACTTACCCAATCCAGCTTTACCTGCAGTGTCTAAACCTGCTCCAGAAGCATCAAAACTACCAACACCACCATAACCGCCAAGCCCACCAGATATCGCTCCACCTAGTGCGCCAGAACCAAAGCCTTTACCTTCAGCAGAACTTTGTGCTCCACCTAATAAAGCTCCTTGACCTGCACCTAAACCTACCCCAGCTAAAGCCTTACCACCTAAAGCAGCGGCACCAGCTCCACCTGTTAAAGCACCCGCAATACCTATAAGTCCAGTGGTTAGTACTTTTTTCCATGCAAATGCTTCAGGAAGTCCCGTTTCAGGGTTAACTGATATAGGGCCTAGTAAGGCTTGGAGCCCAGCAAGTTCTTCGTTATTTACATGTAGTAAGGTGTCATCGCCTTTACGCCCTAGAGCTGAGATGCCTTTTGCAGTTTGGTTATATGCCATATTTATTCTCTAAGGTATAATGTTTAAGACGGAACCATTCCGCCATATCTGGCCTGTAACTAATCCAGTGGCACTGGTGGGTAAGTCTAGTACTACAACTTTAGTTACACTGTTAGATGCTGTAGTGTCAATAATAACATCTGGGGCTACAGTACCACTTGATAATGTTAATACGCTTCCTTGTATGTTCCCCGGATTGTCTTGTTGTTCTATAAAGTAATTTAACAACCTTATTAGATTATTCATATACTGAACGTCGTATTCTAAAGGAGGTAAAGGCAGTACAGGGCTTGGAGTAATATTTCTAATCGCCATTATGAACGATCTCCATCAGGTTTTATTTCAAGACGTGGAGTACCTAACTGCCAACGTACACCTAATCCAGTACTACTTATTCTAAAGGCAATCTGTCTACCTCGTAGTCTTAAAAATACTTGATTTGTATAATTATAAACTTGAGTAGTAGCTTTAGATCCTGATATGTTAGCAATGTCGTTGTTTATAAAAAAACCTTGCCCCGGAAAGTTACGGGTAGATACGGTCATAGTAACTGAAGGAGTGGTTGATGTAGATCCAATGAAGTCCACGTCAGGTATAACTCTGCTAACTGCAGAGAACTTATCTCCTTCTCCAAGGTCAAAGTCAGCACTTTCAATATAAGCAGGTATAGCAGTAGATGGGTTTGTAGTACTATCATCAAAACCATACTCATGTTGTACCAACATCCCACTATTAGCCCCCCATGGATATCCTTGAATATGTGAGTCTAGCCAAGCAGAACGAGGTAAATTTCCATAATACCAAAGCTTTTCTAAATAGTTATAAATGACATATCTATCATTATATGTAGAGGATCCTGAGGGATAAAACCACCATACCTCATTATACTTCTGATTAGTACCCGCATAAACTTGGTCACTCTGCTCGGAATTAAAATCATTAAATACGTACTGACGTAAGGCACAGGGGAGAGTGTCTACTCTTCCAGAATAGGTGTAAAATTTGCCATTCCCCATCCAGTAAGTTATACCGTTAGCAGTAGCTACGCAGTTTGGAGATGTAATAGTAATCTCCGCAGATATAACGGTGAAACCAAAGGTATAAGGAGGACCTAAATAACGCATAGAATATAAGGCACTATCAGACCAGATTAAGACTTCTTGACGTGTTTTTTCAACCGTAATAAGCCTGCTACCATATGATAGACGTTGAGAACCTGCGGTGTTTGTTACTACTGGAGTCCACACTAACGGGTCTTCTTGGCTACACCATCTTATTAATAGCGGGTCTTGCGCTGTAGGATCCACAGCATACGGGTCGTTTGCTCCTAGTACAACTATATGACGCTCTTCAGATACAAAAACTCTAGCCCCAACATTAGGAGCCTGTGAATCTGCCCCAAAAGCAACGCTAGTAATATCAACCCCTATACCAGTAACCGTTCCATCAGCTTGTAATTTAGTAGCTGCGTTCCAATAATATATACCACCATTACGAATGTTATATACGAGGTCTTGTCCAAAGGTATCCGCACTCCAAATACGAGCGCCTTGATTCTCATAAGATACGGGGTACGCTGTACCCCATCCATGTCCAGTACCCCAAGGACCTACACCCCACCCATTACTAAAAACAGAATAGGCTTGCCCTACAGAAACTTGATACTTAGCTACAACAGGAGCACTTCCCCCACCATTAGTTACAGCGGTTGATTGTACACCAACATTAAAGGCTATATAGTTAGTAGCCACTGCGGTTACTTGGCACGCAACATTAAGTTGAGCCGCCGTATAAGGACCAAAGGCTGTAGCACCACTAAAGGTTACAAAATCATTTATTGCGGCCCCGTTTGCTGTACTCGCTACTACGAGGGTCTTACTTGATATCACTACTCCAGAAGTATGAGGAGCTGCTGTTGTACCATTATACCCACGAATACACCCCAATAAATTAGTACCAGAAGCAGACGTAACATAAATGTCTTCTGAATCTATTGTAATAACATAAGGGTATACGCGAGTAAAAGAAGCCCCACTTGTTACTGATATAGTGGTATCTGTAGCTGTTATAGTTGATGCAAGGGTAGAATATATGGGATAAAAAGGATTTGCAGCTAGAGAGCTTGTTAAACGAATAGGAGTTATGTCGTTATAAAATCCACCTATATATACATAGTATTTTAAATTTGTACCAACGCCTACTATATAGTTGCTATTAAGTGACTCCCATTCAACTAAACTTCGGCACTCCCCAACATAAGTAAAGACACTAGGTAAATACCACCCATTTATTTTCTCAGGAGAGCCACTTCTAAACCTAACCCATTGGCATGCATAGAACCCCCCTGTATTTGCTAGGTTGGTAGATTCTCTAGAGACTCCGGGTCTAAACTGAAGGTATTGTAAAGCCATCCACCAATCCTCTAAATAAATTCTATGCAGTGCTAGTTAAAAAAAGTGCCATCTCAGCCTTACGTCTACGTGTTAGACCTGCTAATGACTTACCTTTGGCTTTATCCCAGCGAAGAAACTGCGGAGCTATTAGGTCTGGTGCAGTTCCTGCGTTTAACATTTTTACTAAAGTGGAAGATGTAAAGTTTCCTTGACCGATATTGTAACATAGCGATACACAAGCATCAAATTGACTTTGTTGTACAGATATAGTAAGCACTTTATTAACAGCCTTTTCAAAAGTAGTTACGTCATGGTGTAAGTACATATCCGCAACAGCTTCTGTTATTTTCGGGTCTGATAGTTTAACAGCCCGCCCATCAGGATACCTAGTGGTTCCCCAGCCTATAGTAGGTACACCTGCAGCACAAAGATACGGCGCCGCTCTAAAGCTTTCAAACTCTTTAATAAGAGCTACACCCTTGCTAGAGACTTCCATTACCTACTTATCCCACAGTTGTTATCTACTACAAACTTCTGACACAGTGCAGCATAGGCTGCTATCTGATCTGCTCTATAGGCTTCAGACTTGAGAAAGTCTGTAAGTTTGTCTGAAAGTTCGTATCTATCTTCATCGGGGTTAGTAGTGGTGCTGGTATTATTACCTTTTGTTGCGGTGCAACTACCACTTTTCCTGCTGTTGTCGTACATGCGCACAGACTTAAAACTATCACGCTGGCTGTTAATAGCATTGATTGTTGATACATTGGCATCCTCCAATTCTTTATTAAGCTTAAGGGCTTCTGTATGTACCCTATCCGCTTCTTCAGTAAGAGTAGCTAGTTGTAATTCTGCTTCTCGGTTCATATCAGATATACTCTCTGACATTTCTCTAATTTCTGCTTGTGATACTTTATACGCAAACCCGTACCCAGAAGCAAAACTTGTAACAATAATGGCAACGAATAAGTATGGCATTAGTCTTTAAGCACCACGCCAAGACCACCAGCAACGCCGCCAGCGAGTAGTAAAAGCTGGTCTACAGGTTTACCTAGGAGTATAAGCACAGTGCCTATAATAGCAGTAACTACCCATATAATACCTCGTTTAGTAGAAGCCTGTGACCACTCTATTTTCATACTATGCGGCTTCAGCCAGTTCTTCTTTAGGTAGTGCTTCTACTTGAGGAACGGCTTGTACTTTTATTTTTTCAAATAACTCAGCTACTTGTGCGTAAGGCGCTTGACCTAATGCTTGTAAAACCATGTTGATTTCATTTACAGTCAGTTCTAAATTTATCATTTATGCCGCCCAAGGAGTTCCAGATTTAACCGCTTTACGTTCTTTAAATGCTTTTAATTCAGCATCTGCTTGCATTTCTAATGAGTTTTGTTTAACACCATCGTCGTCTTTAATATCAAACATACCTTTTATCCAACCAATTACCTGTTCTTCAGTTATTTTAAAGTAGTCAGTTGTTTTACCTTTTGGCGCAGCAAAAGCAGTATAGAAGTTATGAGTGTTAGAATCAATATCATCTGAAGCAGTTATAGTAAAAGAAGCAGCTACTATAATACCGTCTTTGTCACGTTGTAGGTCTGATACTTTGTAGTTATATATATTCATTTATGCTGCCCAAGGTAAAGGTGGTGTTACGATTGTTGGATTTATTTGAGATTCAATTTGACTTGCTACGTTTGCTTCATATGAAGCGACTTGTTCTGCACCCAATGATGCTTGTGTCCAAGCAATGACTTCATCTAAAGTTAAATCTGCATAAGGTGTATAGTTAGGCTTATCAGGATCAACTTCAAAAGATGCTGTGCCGTACACTGAGCCTGTGTAAGTACCATCTGTAGCCGATAGAGTCCAGTGTGCTACAACGACATAATCAAGCATACCATTTACATCAGGTTTGCAGTTCATCGCTACGATATTCCAAGTGTTTGTTATTGACATATTATTTATCCTAATTAGTAAGACGGATACCATTTGGCAGTAGTAACATCGTAAGTCATGATTAATGCCTTACTAACTACAGCCGTTGATGCTAAAGCTATATTTCCAGCAGTTGTTGTAGTAAAAATACCTGTAGGAATTAATGTAATTTGACCTCCTCCTAAAGAAATAGGACTTGGCGCAGTAATGGTTACTACAGGGGTTACGCCTGAGATAAACGTAATGGCTTTAGTTGGGGCAATAGTTGTTGCTGATACTATTGTTGGCGCTGCCGCTGAAATAGCGTATAGCCCAGCGGTTATCATGTTGCCAGCACCCGGGTCATTAACAAAAGTACCTAGGTTCAAACCTCCGGTATCTGTAATACGCAATCTTTCTGCCGTACCGTTTTTACAAGTTAAAAACCTGATACTTGCTCCTGCGCCAGATAACGCACCAACACTAGCAATATCTAAAAATCTACTAGAACCGGCTGTTGAATCAAAATATTGACTTATTGCAGCAACTGAAGTTGAGCCTCCTATTGGGGTATAGGTAGATAATCCAGCCTGAGTTCCGCCATTTAAAACAATACCACCAGCGCTTGGCAGGATTGCATTATCGCCAGTTAATGCTGCGCCGACAGCAAATCCTGTTGTACTATTAATATGTAATTTAGCATTAGGACTACTTGTCCCAATCCCCACGTTGCCGGAGGAGTTGATGCGCATTTTTTCTGATGCGCCACCAGCGTTCCAAATATGTGCTCCCGAACTTTGATACCAAATATTTGCCCCACCACCATAAATCATCAAATCGGAATTATATGCCCCTCCAATTACTGAAGAATAATTACCTATCGCATTTCCCTGTACATTAAGATACGATCCTTGATTTGAACCAGTGCCGCCTGTTAACTTTGCCACAGTTGTAGTTGTAGAAAGTATATCAAGTTTTTGTGCAGGACTAGCAGTCCCAATCCCAACGTTGCCTGCTATATAGTTATCAGCAGTGCCAGACATATAAAGATTGTAACGACCTGTAGCTGAAGCTAAGTTACCTGTAAACGCGTAGTTGTTTGTTGCTGTTGTTAAACTTGATGCCGCACTAAACCCGTACTGGTTAGTAATAGAAGAACCCGCTCCTTTAGTATTAAAAGAAGTGTTGTAGTGAGTCAAAGATCCTAACGCAAAAGAAGCTGCTTGAGTAGAAGGTGAGGTGGTATATAAAGCCGCAGTAGAAGTTACCCCAGAAAGAATAGTAGGGTTATTATAAATTTGTGCTGCATCGGTGCTACCTGTTAAGTTCTTCTGTAGTAGTAAAGAAACACCTGTTAAACTGGCAACCCCGATACCTATATTACCAGAAGCGTCTTTATATATTTGATTAGAACCGATGTTAATAACACCAGTACTACCTGTTAGCGTTCCTGTATATTCAAGATTAGTAAATTTACCAGCAGCGGGTGCTGTAGTTCCTATAGCTGGAGGTGAGGCTAAGTATGTACTAAATCCTGTTCCTGAAATAGTGGAAGAAGCACTAAGAGTTGTAAACGCTCCTGTAGAGGCTGTTGTAGCTCCAATATCAACGCCGTCAATAGATCCACTAGTAATAACTACAGCATTAATAGCCTCAACAAAATTTGTTCCATCACAGTATACTAACTTTTTAGCCCCTGCACTTAAGGATACTCCAGCGCCACCAGAAGCTATAAAGCTAAGTGTTGCATTTGAGTTGTTATATACGATATAGACTTTATTAACCGCAGGTGCCGTAATAGTGCGTGTTACCCCCGGAGTCCCTGTAGCTACAATAATCATCTGACGGGACTGATCTGAAGCACCGTTTAAAGATGTAAGAGTAACATTGCCCGCAGTTACATCAACAGATACTAAACCAGATATGGCTTGCTCAATTAAAGTGCCTAGGTTAGTATTAGTTGTAGTACCCCATGTATTGGACTGCTCGCCATTACCAATGAGCTCGATGCGTAAATTAGGTGAATAGGTTGATGCCATTGGGTTTTATCCTCAAAAATTGTGAGCTATGTATATCATTTTTAATGGGGTATGTCAATCCAATCTGGATTTTGTACGGTGTTTACTAGAGACCAATTGGGTGTCTGATTTGTACCTATATTTACCCAGCTTGGACTTTGTGTTGTGTTTACTACACTCCATGTTACAGGAGTGGTGCTATTGATCTGCTGCCAATTAGGTATTTGGTCTGGATTAACAGGAAACCAAAATTTTGGAGCGTTTAAAGTTAGGTTTAGGTTTTGTCCTATAATAACAGGGTATACAGATATTTGGGCGCTAACGTCATTAATTGTAAGATCTATACTTTGCCCAGTAACAAAAACACTATTAACAGATATTACATCTACTAAAGACTCTGTAAAAACAAGCTCTTGACCTGTAACAAGCATTGCCGCGTCTAACGTTAAATCTATTGGGGACTCAGTAAGAAATAGGTTTTGCCCTGTAACAGGTATGCTTTGTTCCGCACTTAAAGATATAGAGTTTTCTGTAAGTGATAAGCTTTGACCTGTAACAAAAACACTGTTAACAGAAATGACGCTTACATAGTTTTCCGTTAAAGTTAGGTTCTGTCCTGTGACAGATAGAGTTGCTCCCAAAGAAAGAGATATCGAACGCTCAGTAAGGGTTAGGTTTTGACCTGTAACCGATAAGCTTTGGCCCGTACTTAGAATTACCGAGTTTTCTGTAAGAGTAAGGTTTTGACCTGTAACCGAGGGTGTTGCACCTGCAGTTGTTGTTACTGATCTTTCTGTAAGCGTTAGAGGAGAGAAAAAAGTAGTTGGGGTGGGCGTATTCCACGCCTCAACCCCCCATGCCCCGCCAGACCAACCTCTTATGCCTACAGAAACATCAGCCATGTCTCTATTAGTTTAGTATTAATACAGCAGTAGTAGTTGTAGGTGCAGGAAATACCACCGTAAATGCGCCGTTAGTTGAGGTAAAAGTACCACCAAAATCTAATATACATACAGCTCTATTTGCATTAGTGGAATTATATATCAATGCCCCAGCTGCAGAAATAGTAGAGCTGGCCCAAGTAGAATCAGCAAAGTCAATATAAGCTGTAGTACCTGACAAAGTTATGCTCTGGCTTGTTAAAGTGTTTCCGCCTGCTGTATAGTTACCTGTGCTTGGAAATTCTCCAGACGTAGTGTATGCAGTTGTACTTGAATTTAAAGTAGCAGATGATGTGTATAAAGCTATTTTAAAAGTGTTTCCAGTAGATGCAGTAAAGTTCTGCAATCCACCTAAAAGCTCTGATTTAAAAGTCGATG